AGATTGCCACCAGTTAGGAAAATCTACTTCTCCGTCATATTTATCGTACTTATCTAATGCTTTATATAGTTTAGCAGCATACTGAGCTATGTCGTATGCATGCTGTTTTAACATATCTGGTTCATCATCTTGGTGTCCTATATCTAAGTCACCACCCTCATCTTCAGATTTATTCTCTTTATAATAATCTGGGTCTTGGTAGTAATCGTTTTCTTTTCTTCTGCGTTTCATATAATCTGTCATTGGATCATCTATGTATGTTCTAGAACCTTTTGGATCTACATGAGGTCTTCCATAATCATCTTTATCGTTTGCTTCTGATAATGGCATATTAGTATCAACTATCTGTACACCGTTACCCATTATATCATCTTCCATTCCAGGGTCCCAATCTTTTTTATGTAAATAGAATATTACGTTACCGGCTCCATCATCATCTACTATGTCAGCAAATTTGACTGGGCTATACCAAGTTTCGATTACATCTTGAAGCCCATTTAAACTAGCTTTATCTGTTCTTTTAACTTTAATATAGTACATATCATCCGGTGCCTCATTATATTGAGTTACTGGAGGTACTTTAGATCTTTGTTTATCTTTTGGATCACTTAATCTAGCTCCTCTTTCTCTTGCATCTTTAGTTAATCTACCTTTTACTAAATTACCAGACTTAGTAAAATAATGTCCTTTAGGAGCACCTTTAGTTTCTTTTATGCCGCCGCTCTTCTTACCTATATCAATAATCTTGTCAACATGTCCTTTTAAGTAGCCAATAGCTTCTTCAGGAATATTCATTTCTCTTGATAAGTGAATAATTTCATCTCTTCTATCGTTAGCCATTCTTACATGAGCATCTTGTGCAAAGTTTTTCTTAATAGCTAACTTTTCTATAGCAAATAACTCATCATGTAGTTCAGTCCATTTACCAACTACTACAGGCTCTTGTTCTCCAAACTCTCCATCTAAGACTCTTTTTCTCAAAGTTTCAGCTCCTGGGCAGATATCAAAATGTTTAGGTTTATAATTATCGTAGTAACCTTCTTCTACATTTTCACCTAGAGACTTAAAATGTTTATTAAGTTCGTTAACTAATACGTCAACGTTAATTATTGGTTCTCCAGAAGGTTTAACACCTACATCAACTAACTCTTTATTGAAAGAGAAATCTGTCAGATTTAACTTGTCGTTACTTATATAAAAAGAAAATTCATCGTCTTTACCGTTCTTATATTGAACGTATATTTCAAATGAATTTGGTTCAATGTTTTTTCCTTTCATAGAAGCTACATCATCACCTAATGACTTGAGAGATTTAGCTACTGCCTCGCCTACCTTCTTGGCAATAGCTTTAGTCTCATCAATAGAAAATTCAACATTCTCTTTTATCTCTTCTCCATCTACTCCTTTTATAGCTTTAACATCATCAGCGTCTTTAAGTGCATCTATTTCATCATCACTCATAGAAACAGCTGAGGTTTGTCCTGATTTAGGAGTTACTAAGTATGTTTTGGAGTTGCCTTCATCAAGGGATTTCATTTGTTTAATTAATGATTCCTTTAATAAAGTAAGTTTTTGTGTAGTTTGCTTTATATCGATATTATCGATGTTCTTATGTGTCCCGTCCTTTATGCATTTAAGTGCATATTCACATTTTTCCAGACGAGATTTTAACTCTTGGTAGGTCATTTGCAAATGTTTTATTATATACGTATATAAATAAATAGATCAATTGTCCCAAATAACGTTTTTGAACTTTTCTGGTTGTAATCCAAAGTAGTCAGTACGCCATTTAGTTTGATCAAAAAAATCTAGATGATACCACTCGTCTCTCTTTTCCCATAATTTTAGAGCAACATCATCCCAGTCTTGATCGAGAACAAATTTTTCTATAACTTCTTTCATTTTCATAACAGCATCATATTCAAAAGCATCCCATTCATAGTGAAAAACTTCGAATACTGCATCTTTTGAAACATAATCTATAGAGATATCAATACCCCATTTAGGTTTCATTTTAACTAGTTTATATAACATAGGATTATTTTCCTTAGCTATATATTCAATCTGTTCTAAAGCAACAGACTTAAATCCTTTTCTTTCAAAAATATCTGAGTGATTTATATGGGCTCCGTTTCTTTTATCCCAGACAAACCAATCGTATCTCATACAATCTTCATGTCTTCTTTCTATGGGACGGAATCCATTTTTAGATAAAAAAGCTTGTTCAGCTTTAGTTAAATGATAACCATTTTGGTCAAATAAATCTACACAATTAGGATCTTTAAGTACTTCTATTTCATCCGTTGGGTCTAAATAATAACCCTGTTCGTGTAATTTATTATCTGTTAATGTCATTTCTTTTTCCCACCTTTCATGTTAGCACACCAGTGGTACATTTTACCTTTCTCTCCGCCGTACTTTTTAGCTTTGGCTCTTAATGAAGATACAGAACCTTTGCAGCTAGCACCTGCTTTTTTAACACGACCAGGTCTTGACTTACCTTTCTTCTTACCATCTTTGAAGTTTTCGGCAGCCAGAATCTCACCAATCATCTGTGCTAACGTTAATCTAGTCATTATATTTCTACTCCCCTTTTTTTGAGTTCGTTTAAAATTAAATGTTTCTTTCTGCTATAAGCTGAGTTAGTATACATAGACTTCAATTCTTCAGTTTTAAAGCTACATGGGTTATAATGTCTCCATGTATATTTCTTATCAGAAAGAATTTTACCTCTAGCGTCTCTTTTATATTCTTTAGTACTAGGTTTAAGTTTTATAGACATTATTTTTTCTTCCAAATTTCGCCTCTTCTACAACGAACAACTGCCCCTGAGGCGTATGCTGAAGGCCAGGTGTCATATTTTTGTTTAGCAAGTCTTGTACATCTATCATCTTTTTCCATTAACACCTCTTTACCTTGCGCTTCGTGTAGTAACCCTACTACTAAGTTTTTTATATCTTCTTTTTTCATCTTTACAGGTTTAAATCCTGATCCATATGGTGCAGCTTTTCCATCTTGTGGATTAGCTGTTTCCTTTTTTACAGTTGCTTTTTTAGTATTCTTAACCACAGTTTTACCTTTAGCTCCTGCTTTCTTCTTTTTAGCAGCTGTAGCAGCTCTTTGTCCTTTAGTTAAAGATCTTGCTTTTGCTAATGGAAGACATCTATCAGGGTTCTTTTTATTTTTTGATGTACCGCATTTACCGGCGATTTTACCCGAAGAGGATATTCTAACCCACTTCTCTTTTTTAAACCAATCTCTTAATGATTCGTAAATAAAAGCTTCTGCTTCTTCTTGTTCATTAATACTAAAACCTTTTATAGGTTTATGATTAGCTTTATCAATAGCAGTTTTAAGCATGATAAGTCTATCATTTATAATATCTTCTAATGCTTCTAGCTGTTCTAAGCTAAACTCATTATCAACATACTTTTTAAACTTTTCAATACTTAATTCCATACTATATTTTATCTGAGTGCATCATTATCATTCTAATAATAATAGCAGCCATTGTACCAAAGATAATCCAGAGAGCTCTAGTAACACCGTCTTTCCATCTTTTGATTGCCTCAACTTCAGCCATTTGAGCTTGAAAATCTTTCTCATTGGCTTGCATCTCTTTACGGAAAGTAGTGTTTTGATTAGTTTTTACTATTACTCCATTTTCAGGATTTAACAACGTATATTTCAAATCTGAAAGATCATCTTTCATATTTTCCATATCTTTCATCATTTGTTTAAGCTCACCGTTTGGCATATGAGCTTTAATGTGTTTGATCTCTTTTAACAGAGCATCTAAAATATCTTTCTGTGTCATTACAGTTATAAGTTTATATATTTATATAACTTTAACCTTCAGTGGTTAATTATAAATACTTCATTTTTTATGTTTATTAAGTACCTCTAGAAATTCTTTTAGGTTATTCATAACCTTTTCATTCTGTTTCTTAGAATTTCCTTTCCAGTCCTCAATAACACCTTGCTCTGTAACATAATTATGCTGATAGGCAGCATACTCTTCAACCCATGCAGTAAGGTCTTTTGCAAAGCCTTCCATGTTTCCATTAATCATTTCAGCTTCGTACTTTTTAAATAGTCCTGCTTTTCTTAATTCTGCTTCATACTGTAAAGTACAATCAAAGCAAAAGCCATGAATCTTATAAGTTTTTTTATCAAACCTATGTTTCATAGCTTGACCACATTTCGGACAAGCAAGTGGCATTCTAACTGCTTTTTTTGCAGAATCTAATTTAGTAATATTTTGCTTAATACCGTTCTTTATAGTCCACTGTCTACCGCCTTCTTCCCAAACATCTCCTTCTTTATATCTTTTTGAAGCTTTTTGATAACCTGTTTGAGATTTAGTTTTAGCAGTATAGTCTTTGTTAACTATATTTCTTACTCTCTGAACGTCACTTTGTCTAAATTCTTTTTTAAGAACGTTATCACTCATATCCTAGTTCTTGTAACTTTTCTATAACATGGTCTACATTGCCGTTTTTACACCTAATAGCAATACCGCCTTTAGCAGCCCATTCGTTTATATTTGATTTTTTATCGTCAATTAAAATACTATTCTCATTTGAATATCTTTGTTTATCTTGAGAATAAGCCAGAATAACTTTTGGTTTAGGACTTAAGTTATTTTTAGCCCATAACTGTTTACCTAATCTAGAACTATTATGTCTTGAAGGTGAAGTTAATAAGTCTGGTTTATAAGGGCTAATGAAGTCCCATAGACGTTTACCTTCAGGCATCCAGTCCATTCCTACCCAAAATCTTACTCCTATTTTTGTATCAATTAAATGCCAAAATTGTTCTATACCGAATTTCTTTTCATATTCTTGAGGATGCATCCCACTAAAATGATCGAATCTTTTTTCGAAGTCAGTTAGTACTCCATCCATATCACAGTATATTTTATACTTTGGTACTTCTTTCTTTTCTGGAAGCGGATAAGCTTCTAATAAATCTACTAATTTTTCCATAACCTTTATTTTATAATTTTTGTTTAATGCCTAATGCAGGTAGTCTCAATGCCCATACTTTCTTTACATCTTCAACATCTTTTTTAGTTAAGTAAGGTTCTCCTTTCTCATCGTATTGATCTGTAAATTGATATAAGTATTGGTCGACTACATCTTCAAAAGGTCTTTTTTGTTTCTTAGCTGATAAATATAATCCCTGTATATTGGCATCTATTTCAGAAGGTAAAGTTAAATACTTAACTCCATTATCTATAATACCTTTAGCAATCATATTTCTAAATCTCATTTCATCATCAGTACCAAACTCTCCTCCAAAAGGTGAATCTTTACCGAAAGACTTGCCTCTTTCGTTACCTCCTGCTTGAGTTAAATGCTCTATTTCATGTCTAAGTACATCTGATATTTGAGCTGATAATTCTTCAAAGTCTCCTGGGAAGTTATAAGGGTCAAGTACAAATTCTAATTCAACTTTAGGTTGAATCCAATCATCATCTTTACCGAAACCTCCTTTATATGCTCCTCCATCTCTCATTATAGAATCAGAACCTTTTACAAAAATAACTTTCATTTCGTAATCAAATTCTAAATCTGTATCTTTTTGAAACTTCTTTTCTATATCATCTGGTATTGATATTAAAAGTATGGGATATGATTCTTCCATTACTTTTTTCATCGCTACTCTTGCATCTTCTTTAGAAGGGTCACCAAAGTGTCCTTCTTTATAATGGTTAATCTTTTTTATTAACGCATTTTTTACTGCTTCTAACGACTTGTTAGTTAAGTAAGTTACTATAGAATCATATTTACCTTCTGCCACAACCTTTTTAGTTTCGTTTTTTAATTTATCTTCCCAGTTTCTAAAAGTCATATTACCCATTAGATAAGCTTCTTTTTCAATCTCTGCTAAATCATCTGATTCATTTGTATTGGTAGTTTTTATGCTACCTAACCTGCCTTCAAGGTTTTGCATATGATGAATCATTTCATGAGAAAATGACCTTAAAATATCTTTATCGTGTCTTCCTTCAATATAAAGTACTACTTCTTTATTATTAGGATCGTAATAAGCTGTTCTACCAAATAAATCTTTCGCATTAGCTTCATCTCTAATAGTTTTAATTTCAGGTAGAGGAGTAATTTTTAATCCTTGATCGATCATATACTCTAATAATGAAGCCATATACTTAGTTAAAGAAGGTGTTTCTTGACGTGTCTCTTCTTTAGTGAAGTATTCAGATATAAAGCCTTCTATATTATTCGAAAGTACTTCAGCTACTATCTTATCCTTTAAGTCATTAAGTATTCCTAATATTTGCTCTTTAGATAATTCTGCAGGAAAGAAGTCTGCTATTTTATCTAAATTACCTGATAGTATATTATTTCTAAAGTCAGTTGCTCTTACTCCTGAGCCTGGTTTAGAACCTAATGCTAAACCTTTTACATTATCAGTATTATTAAAAGTAGTAACTCTTCTTAGGTCAACATAATCTTGTTCACCTCTAATACCAGTTACTGCTACAAATTCTTCATTAGGATTCTCTCTTGCATAATCTCTTGCAGCAAACATTGGATTTTTTTCTCCATCTAATATTTCTACATTACCTAAATGTTGAGCATAAAGTTCCCAAATTTTTAAACTTTCTTCTTTACTAATCCCATTTCTTTCTCCACCGCCAGAAAAGACTATAACTTTATCAATTTTAGGTTTATCTTTTATATCTTGTTTTAATACTTTTGGACCAACATCTTTGTAACTATCTTTATCATACACAGCACCATTATACGTACCGTCAAGTAATGACTTAACTACGTTAAAATGACCTCTATGAGGTGGTTTAAATGCTCCTGGGTATAATGCTATCATAAAGAGTTATATCTTTTGTTTAATTCTGATTCTCCGTCTTGCCATCCTCTAGTATCTAATTTTATAATTTGAACTAATTTAATATTATTACCACTAGTATAGATTGATAGATTAGGTTCTGGTCCGTCTAACCCTTCATGACCATTTTCGTAGAAATAAATTTTATTTTTATCTATTTGGTCACTAGGTATGGTATACCCTTCCTCAGGATCATCAAATAAAATATCAGGATAAATTTCAGCTGAAGGGTTTACTTTTACTTTATGTAAATAAAAGACTGTATTGTCAGGGTCATCAACCATTTCGTCTCCAAGCATTTGGAGACCTCTATCTAAAGACTGTAATTCCGTACCAATATGAAATCCATAGTCAGGAAAGGTTGATCTTTTTTCCTCACTTAAATGCCAGCAAATTTCAGATGGTATTTTTTTAGGAGCTGGTCCTTCACTTTCAAGTAATATGTTAGCTAGTTTTATCATTTTAAAAATGCCTGTACTTTTTGATCTATCTCTTTAGGAGATGAATGAATTATTTTATCCATGAACTTAGGTTCAAAAATCATATCAATAATATTATCTAAAACTGCATCAGATTTTTTTTCAAAATCAGCTTTACCGTCTCTATACTTATCTCGTGCTTTTTGTAATTGGTCTAATCCTGGGCCTACTCCATTTTTAGTATAGTACTTTAAGAATTCTTTTTTAATAGCTTTATCTTCTGATCTATTTTCTTTATCGTAGTCTAGACCAGAAACGGCTTTTTCAAATTCTTGTTCTTCTGCTTGAGACATATCAATAGGTTGAAAGAAAGTAGATTTACCTGCACCTGTTCTTTCGTTGTAGGCTTTCAAATAATCTTTTACGCCATTGGTACCATTCTTTGCAGCAGTATTAAATCCTTCTATTTCATCTTTAAATTTACCTCCATGATCATTAGCAAATAAAGAGAAATTACCTTTTAATAGTTTATTATATTCAGCTATTTTTTGATAAGCATTTCTCCAAGTAGAGAAAACTGCTGAAGATGGTATAGCTCTTTTAGCTCTAGAAAAGTTAGAAATATATGATACCATTGGATGTGTATACACCATTACCATATAAACTTTATATCCTTTATCTAAAAGGTTATCAAGTCCTTTTCTAAATTGAACTCCTGAAGCTGTAGTATCCCAAACTAAACTAGTTTTGGATTCTGCCGCTGCTGCTACGTCCTTGGCTACTTGAGTTGACGCTGGACCTAGTTTGTTGTGGTATGGATGGTCTGGATCCTCCACGTACTTGTCCGGATTGAACAGGGGTAAACTGCCTAGCTGGAGTTGTTTGAGTAGGTATGTTTTCCCAGCTCCTGCTCCTCCACCCATTATTACCGCTTTCGGTCCTCCAGTCGCCTCGAGTATTAGATCTGATAATTTGATCATTTCTATAGTTATTTGGGTTATTATATGTTCTTATCTTTACTCCGTTGTCTTCCATTTTATCTAAAAGTCTTCCAACAAAGCCTCTATTCGGTTTATCAAATACCACATCTATATCATCAGGATTTGGTATTCTATTATTTAATCTTGGTACAGTAATATTATTTATTACTCTCGGTACATTATAGTTAGTAACTACATTATTTACTCGATTACTAATTCTTGAACCTCTTCTACCATTTACAAATGCTATGTTTGTATTACTAGTTTCCCAATAATTATCTATTCTATTATTCCATCTCCAGTTATTCCAACCGTAGTTCCAATGATAATGATAAGGGTAATTCCAGCTGTTCCATCTCCAACTATTCCAATGCCAACTATTCCAACCAAAATTATAATTAAAAGCCCAGTCGTACCAAAATTCAGTACTATTAAACCATACATCGAATCTATTATATGGTCTCCATATTCCATCTAATCTTGGATTCTGATAGTACCAGCTTAAAGGTTGGTTCATTGCATATTGAGCAAAGTCCCATCTAAAGCTAAAATCAGTTCTCATTTTCCAATTTAGTTTAGAATAACTGTCTATTACTTCTACTTCTTCACCATTAAAATAAACAGGGTCATCATAGTATGAAGCTAGACGATACGTATTACAACTTGTTAATAAAACGATTAATAATATGTATATTAAATTTCTCATACTTTTATTGTAGTTGGGTAACTATTATAAATAGGTTCTGTATTAGGGTTCTCTAAAGAATACAGATTGTATATCATTTTGAATAACTCAAAATTCTTTTCTATTTCATCTATTTGTAGTAGTTTCCAACCTTTACCTTGTATAACATTTTTTTGTTTACTTGGTCCTCTTGAATGAGCTTTTAACCAAATAATACCTGTTCTATCAATCTTAATATTTTTAGACTCTTCTAAACCTTTAGCATAAGCAGCTAACTGAAGGTCATAAGATTTATGAATACTATTAGAAGTTTTGATATCTAATAACCAAGTTTCACCGTTCATCTTACATACTATATCTGCTGTACCGGCATACTTATGTTCATCAGACCAAACAAAATCTTCTGATGATATAAGTTCAGGTTTATTAGTTTTCCAAAACTCAGCAAATTTAAGAATCATTTCCCATACTATTTGAGAATATTTAGCATTACCGTAGTCGTCCATCCAAGCTACCTCTTCTCCTAAAACTAACTTTTCAGCAGCTTCATGAACTTGAGTTCCTTCTTTTCCAGCTTTTTTCATAATATAGTCGGCGTTATGCCCAACGTCTTTCAACCATCCTTCGAAAAACTTATTCTTGGGCATATACTGGAGTATGGTAGTTACAGACGGGTAGTATACTCCTTCCGACCTCTTATAAACTCTCCTGTCAAGAAAGTTAATTTGTTTTAGCTCTGGGTTAAAGTCTAATCTTTTCTTTTCATTCTCTTTAAGAATGTTCATTCCTTGTTTGATCATAAATCTAATTTATGGAGCATTAGACGTTGTAAGTCTAATTCTTTAGCTCGTTGTACAAAAGTAGTAAAAGTTCTAAAGCCCATTTCAGATGGGTCTTTATCCGGCAAATCTACCATGAATACTCTTTTGCCTTGGTTTAATAATTGCTCTGCTATTTGTAAAGCCCTATCTCTTGCATCTGTATCTAAAGCTACATATACATCTTTTAATGGACTAGTTATAATTTTTTTATACAATGACGTAGACATGCTCTTTCCTAGCAGAGGAATAGCGTTTCTTCTGATAGCCATTGCGTCAAACACACCTTCACATAAAATAATAGGTGCATTCCAGTTAATAAGATTTTCGAAAAATATTATGTTTTTGGAAGCTTCTGGGTTCTTGTACTTAAAATAGTTTCCATCATAGCTTCTCGCAACAAAAAAGTTGAGTTGGTTGGATCCAGAATAACTCGGGATAATAACTCGTCCTCCATAGTCTCCAGTAGTCGAGTACCCAATCCCATATTTAATAAAATCATTATCGGTAATTCCTCTCTCATATAAATAATTTCTTACTAAATTAGCTACAACTGAAGTAGTAGAAGCATTGTGAAGAGGCTGATACTCTTTTGGTAATTCTATTATAGATAGTCCCTTATATTCAACTTCTTGACCTTGAGGTACATATTTAAGTATGTTTTGAGCTTGTTCTTTTGGTGTTTTTAGTTGATATAATAACGAACGAATAGTTCTTCCTTTAGTTTGACATACCCAACATTCCCAAGGGTTTTGACCCTCTTCGTTAGTATGCATATTGATTTCCAGCTTTGGTTTATGGTGATTGCAGAAAGGGCAATGAAAGGCATAGTTCTCTCTTGCTCTCTTGTGACTTTTACCCAATATATTTTCAATGGATCCTAAAAGGAATGTATAATCCATAACAAATGTCCGTAACTAATACTATAATATACGAACTTTTATTCTAAAAAACAACTAATTACTTAGTTTCTTTTAAAAGGTCGTTTATTGCAGCTTGTACTGTTTTGGTCAAGAATTCTCTATCTCCAGTATCCAAATAGTCTTCTAACTTATTAGTTATAGTTTCAGCCAATAAATTAACATCCTTTTCTGAAAGGCTTAATTCGGATCTGTGTACTACTTTGTTGTTCTCTAATATTACTTTTGATAGTTTCATAATTTCTAACTTACGTCCATTGCATTATTGTAATCTGCTTCATAGCCTTTTTTCTCTAAAGCAGTTTTGATCTTTTCAAGTTGATCATCATTTGGACCTCTGTAATAATCACGAGGTAGGTCTAAACCAGTTAAGTCTTTAATATACTTCTGTGCATCATCAAAAAATCTAATTTTCTCTTTCCAGCTTACATTTGCAGTTGCAGGAACATCATATAAGTAGATACCGTAGAAGTCTCCGTAATCAGTATAGGTAATGCTTATACCTTTTACGTCAAAGTCGATCTTAGGGTCTCCTATACCGTCTCCGTTTATTTCTTCAAATATGATACTACTCAATTTCATAATTAACAATCACAGCAATTGCACTCGCATGATGTACCGCAGTTACAAGTTTTACAATTACAATTCATAGTTTATATATTTTAACTTTTAAATCACCGGTTCCTTTTATTAATCGATGATAGGTCTCTCTAGGTATAAATAGCTTTTCTTTCCCTAATTTACGGGGAATGTCATTATCTAACTGAAAGAGCCAATCTGTATCGTGAAGTGCTTGTACGTATCTATCTTCTTTATCTCTATGCCATACGAATTCAAAAGAGGGAGTTTCCTTAGAAAACTCTCTTATAACAAAACCATTATCCTGTTTTTCTGAATATGGTCTACCAGTAACCTGAGAAGTTTGATCCGCCACCTAGTGATTTCCAATAACGGCCAATATTACATGACCAATAACCTGCTTTAGTTTTATCTTTCTTTTGAGCACATTTATGTCTTGCAGCAAAAGAAGCTCTTGCTCCTCTCTTTTTTAACTTAACTGAAAGACCTGTATCACCAAAAGATACTTTTTTAACATTACCTTTTTTAGATTTTACGTAAACGTAAAACTTTTTTGATCCGCCTCTTTTAGGTTTATTGAGTTGAACCTTTTTACCTCTGTACTCAGCTTCGGGTATGTAGTCTACACTAGCTTTAAGCATTTCAAAACCATTATGATCGAACGTTTCGTTCTGTATTGAAACTGCTTTCCTAAATTTATCCATGTTTATGCTACCCCCAATAGACTCTACTAATTCTTTGATCATTTCATAATCAATCATTTCGTCTATAGAAGCCGCTTCATCGATTGTGTTTTCATCTTCAATCATCTCGTCGATTAAACAACCGATTTCAAACAGAGGGTTATACTTTGGAGATACCATTGGAAGATCTAAAGGAACTCTCATTCCATTATATTCTGCGTATTCTCCTATATCTGTTGTTTCTAAAAGTTTAACATCAGCTTCATCTAACTTAATAGCACCGTCTCTATGCGCTTCTCTTGCTTCTTTGAATAGTTGTATAAAAGCATCAGAGTTATAACGATAGACATGCTCATGCAAAGAGAGACCATTGTCTATGTGGTACTGTAATGATGGGTAGCCGATTATTTCTTTTAGTTTAATCATAGTTATTTCATTTCTGGGTGAAAGAGGAATTTAATAATATTTGCATCTTTGGCAACTTCCTTTCCGTCTATTTCTATACCAATTGGATAAGGTTTAGTTTTATCATCTGCCCAATATGCTACATCGTAACTTTTATCTTCATTACTAGTTACTAATAATCCTCTATTATAAGTATCTTCTTCAGCTTGTAATACAACCATTTCATCGGTAGGAAGAATCATATCACCCATAAGTTTAATATCTCCTTCGTCGTAACCGTCTTCGTTGTATCTATTTTCTTCTTTTAGTACGTCTGGTTTGTAATATGACGTACCGTCTTTTTCGCTAAAGTTCATCGCATCTACTATATCGTCTAATATATTTTCATCAGCAAGGCTAAGAATTACTTTTGCAAATTCTTCAAATCCTATATTATGAGCAAGTTTTTCTAACCTTCTTCTTGCTACATTTAGCTCTTCATTGACGCCATAAGTCTTACAGGGGTTTTGTCCACACCCGCAATTTTGCTCTAAAATTATCTTACTTAGTTTCATCAATAAAATCTTTTCGGTAAAACTTACCTAATATATTGTCGTTTATATGAGTACTATATGAGTCCTCTAATACGTTATTTATAAATAGGTGCTTTGTCTCGTAATATGTGAGTAGCTTTTTATTGGGAACAAACTCTAATATTTTCTTTTCCCAATTTTCACCTGCATCATCTTTTTTAGCAAGTGCCATAATTTCCTTTTGTGAACCAAAATAGTCTTTCCAGTCTGATTCAGTTCTTATCTTCTGTTTAAGAGGTACTCTACCACCTATTCCTTTTGCCTTTCTCTCTTCCCTCAATGCTTCTAAAGCTCTTTTACCTAATCTTTTGTTGCGTTCAAAGAATAGGACTTTCTTCCCTATGTAGCGGGTATCTGTCGGTTTATGTTTAACCTCGTAGATGAACCCATAGGTACCTTCTGGCATATCTGAAATATCAGTGATTAACCTCCCTTGGTAAGTCCAAGAAGGTCTTGTTGGCATATTTTCCATATTTTGTTAGTCGCTAGATTTTGCTTTTCAGCTCATCTATTTGTAACTGTTGCTGTTTGATAGCTTCAATTAATAACGCGACAATTTTTTCATAACGTACTGCTTTGTATCCGTTGTCTCGATCAACAACTACCTCTGGCAGCACTTTTTCGATTTCTTGAGCGATAACACCAACATCGTGACCGCTATGCTCAGAATTATTATTCCAATCAAATTCATATCCTCCTATTTGATTTATTTTATCTAAAGCTCCTACTATAGGACTTAAGTTATCTTTTAGTCTTTCATCTGATGAGAAGTATGCGGTAATATCACCTGATGCGTCTATTGAACCTGTTACTTCAAGTCCATTTGCAACAGTAGCTTTACCTCCTATATATGTAGCTCCTGAACCAGATACTTTGAATGCAAGTTTAGTATATTGATTACCTGAATAGTAACCTCCATCTCCTGATACTACTGCAAAGTTATCATGTCCATCAGTTGAATTATCTCTAATACCTAATACAAAGTTACCTCCTGCATATGCTTCTAATAATGAACCAGATTGTGTACCTCCTACTAGTCCAACGATTTGTGAATGTGAACCACTAGTATAGTTTGTAATAGATGTTCCTCCTATACTTAAATGAGTACCGTCGAAAGTTAAATTAGCTTCAGCGTTTAAGTAATCTGTTCCTTGTGCTGTTACTAATCTATTATCAGCATTGTTAGCTATATTTAATTGACTACCACTAGCTGATGAAGATATAGTTGCAAGTGAGGCAGAAACACTTCCCCAATCATCTATTGTAACATCATTAGCATCTGCTGTACCAGCTACTGTTAAAGTACCTGTAAATGTATCTGTAGTATTTTTAAGATATGCTGTATGTATGCTAGCACTTAATTCAGCAATAGAACTTGATGCTGATTGAGATACTACGTTATCAGCTGCTGCAAATCCATCTAATAAATGTACTCTTTGAGTATGTGCAGCTCCAGATAGTTCTACAATAGATGCTGAGTTGTAGTTATATAATGTGCTTCTTTGAGAATGAGAAGATGCAGATAATGCAGCTACTCTTGCTACTCTATCAGTATGTGCTGAAGCACTATCTATTGACCTTGTTGCTAGGTAATGAACATCTTTTACATAAAAATTATCTAATGATGAGCTAAAGTTATATAGGTGTCCTAAAGAGGATGATACATCTGACCATCCTGTTATACTAAGTACTCCTTGTACATCTTTATTTCCTACTACACTTGAATTTCCTAATATATGATGAGAACCTGTTCTTAAATGTCTATCATCTGCTGTATCACCAAAGGAGGTAGAACCTGTTGATGTAGATGATATAATAGTTTGTGATTGAAATACTTTAGCTGTCATTCTACCATCAACTACAACATCGCCTGAGTAGTAGGATGAACCTGTTACGCTAAAAATTTTATTATCAAAATCATATGTAAAGCTATTGGAACCAGTAAAATCAATTGCATTAGCAGCTGTACCTGATCCAGACTTAAGCTGAATAGCATATGTTTTTCCTTTTGGTTTTGGTAAGTCTAGGGAAGCTGAGGGATTATCTGACTGAGATCTAAATAGGTTTAATGCAACATTATCAACAGACGCCGAATAGAAAAACTCTTGAAAGTTAGTATCCATTTCGGTGTGCGTTAATGCAGCACCTTTTACAGCTCTTAATGTAATATTACTATCTGGCATCTTATTTACTTTCTAGTTCAGAAATTCTATCTTCTAAATCTTTAATTATACTGTTTGCTTCTCTTACAGCTTCAACTAGCACAGGTACGATAGCACTATAGTTAACACCAAGATAGCCATTATTATCTTCAGAAACAACTTCTGGAAGGACTTTTTGAATGTCTTGTGCTACTACACCAATACTTTTTTCTTTTGAATCTTTGTACGTAAAGTACACTCCATCTATACTATCAATTCTACTTAATGCATTATCGATAGGTCTAATATCTTCTTTCTGTCTAATATCGGATCCTTGAACAACAGTTCCTGAAGCTTTAATTGATCCAGATACCATAAGTTTATAAGATAAAGGAAGATCAGAGCTTTCATCTACTCCTATACCTACATTATTATTAGTATCTAAAATTAATCCTTGACTTGATGAGACTGCTGAAGATCCTGAAAAGACAGTAATTCTTTTATTTACTCCTGCATTTTGTAACCCTTTTATAAGGCTAACTTCTACTGAACCACTATTTACTGGTACAGCTGAGCTACTAGGGTAGTATAAAGTAAGTACTTGACCATTAGCAGAAGCTGAATAGAAATAAGCTCCAAAGTTATTATCTACTTCTGAGTACGTTAATGGTGTTCCTTTATCTGCTCTAAAATTTATTGCCATTATATATCTAATTTTACGACAAATGTCATATCAACATTTTCCGATTTTGGTATTGGTCTTGTAGTTTTTGCTACTGCTAATAATTCATTCGCTTCATTATACAATCCCAATGTTGTTATGTAAGGTCTAAACTGACTACCTGTCAAATTATCTCTTACAGTGTTATCCGAACCTGATATTGCAGAAGGGTTGTAAGAGAAGTTCATCTCTGATTCCTTCACAGTACAGTGAACGTTATATGTATAAATAGGTAGGTTTGATTTCCAGTGCACGATAGGTCGAGCATAAGTCGAATAATATCTTGCAGCAACGTCATCTGTAATTATAACCTGTCCTTGATTATAAATTACATCACCTACCACTCTTTGATTTTTAGTATAAGGTAACGTTGAACCAGATAGAACTAATCTACCTTCTTTATCATCTATTACCTCGTACCTCTCATGTAATATACTTTCAGTTACTATGTATTCGCTCCCAGTTTCGATAACAAAATCACCTTCGCTAGAAATGTAATCTTCTTCATCGATTGGGTCAGTGCCGTACCAATGATCTAATCTTTCGATATAATCATCTACAAAATTGTTAGCTCTGCAATACTCTGTATCCCAAAATCTATCAGTATTTTCGAAGAACGGTTTTAAAACTAATGTTCCTGGTTCTATATGGGTTCCAAAAACATCTCTTGGTATGGATATTACTCCTACCTCTTTACTACTACTTCTAGAACCGGTTAAGGTTAAAGTTGTTTGTAGTGATAAATCATACGAACCAGAAAATGTACCTAATGTACTACTACCGCTATAATAATTGTGATATATACTATCGAAGACTAACTTTTGGTATCTATTATTTCGATAGTCTGTAGGATATCG